AATACTCTCGGCCTTGTAAATCCATTCTCAGTTGCGTGGGAGGTAGTTCCTTTCTCGTTCTTTATCGATTGGTTTATACCTATCGGTGATATGCTGAGTAGCCTTTCGGCGACATCAGGTCTTTCGTTCAACCATGGATACGTTTCTACGGTTCAGTCGTCAACTTTCACAGCTGTGGCTGTTGGCGATCCCGCAGAGTACCTCGACCATGGGTTGCTGAAGATCGGATTTTTCTCCTTTGATAGGGAGGTTCTTCCTGATTTTCCGCTTCCCGAGGTTTACGGTAAAACGAATCCCTTTTCCACGATTCATACGTTAAACGCTCTTGCGTTGATGCGTCTGAACTTTTAACACCGGGGCCAAGGCCCTTTACATCTAGAAAGACAATATATGCCTAACTTGATCGGTGTGGTCCTCAAAGACCGTGCCACGCCTACTCCGATTGACCATACTTTTAACCCGTATGGTGTCGAAAATGGCGTCGCTACTCTCGTGGAAAATACGGGTGTCCCTATCGGGAACCCGCGTCTCACCATGAGTCAGAACCGCAACAACAACACAGGTCGTCACAAGACGATTGTGAAGTTCGCGATCCCTGTCATGGGACAAGTCGTAGTCAATGGGGTGGCCCAGGACACCGTGCTCCGCACGGCGTACGCAGATCTTACGTTTAACTGGGACGTGGCGTCTACCGCTCTTGAGCGGAAGCGTCTCATCCAGCACATCGCTGATTTGTGTACTACTGGACCGACGAAGGATTCTATCCTCGTTGACCTCGAAGGCTTCTGGTAACAACCATGGAGCCTTCAGGAAACTACAACTCGGAACGAGTCGTTATGGTGGTGATTATCGCCGTCGTAGTGATCTTCCTTTCGGTTGTACTGTCGTTTACCATTCGGGAACGGCAGCCCTTCATTATTGGAGTACCAGGTGAAAACTCGACTTCGTTCAGCGCAGTGCGCGAATTTACGTCTACCCGTGGATCTGACGGACGAGTTCCGCGAGAGGATCCAAGCCCTACAGTCGTCGCCGAAAAGCGACTACCTGAAGGCTGAAATCTTCTCAAAGTTCTTGTCTAACGAGACCGATCCTCCATCCCTGCGAAGGGAAAGGGCTATCCAGAAATGGTTGCTCACTGAGGAGCGGAATGCGGCAACTTGGGAACGGCTTGAAAATACTCTTGGCGATTACAATATTCTGCCTCGAGTCAGCTATTCCAAATTTGTCGCGTTTTGTCGCGATGTCATAGTTGACATTATCGGCGAAGTACCTCCCACCGAAGCGCTTATTGGCAGCTTTAGTGGTGGTTCATCGACGAGTCGGTCCCGTGCTGAAAGCCATCCGGCGAGTAAGTACCTCGGAAAAGCACACGCTACTGATCGTGCCTTGTCCCGTTTTCTCGACGTAGTCGACGAGATTCCGGGTTGGCTCAATCGGAGGAGCGAGCTCTTAATCGAGATCGTTCCAGGTAACGTGATGTTTACCGTTCCTAAGAAAACCGAGATTGATAGAGTGGCTTGTAAAGAGCCCGATATCAATATGTGGCTTCAAAAGGGTGTTGGTTCCTTTATAAGGTCCCGACTTAAACGTACCGGTATAAACCTCAACGATCAGTCGATAAACTCATCGTTGGCACGGCAAGGTTCCCTTTGTGGAAACCTGGCAACTATTGACTTGTCGAGCGCTAGTGATAGCGTTTCGACGGCGTTAGTAGAATTGCTCCTTCCTGTGAATTGGTACACCCTACTGGACGACTTGCGTAGTCCAGTGACGCCTATCCCTCGTGGAGAGTTCGTCGAAGTCCATCGGAACGAGATGTTCTCGAGCATGGGCAACGGTTTTACGTTTGAGCTAGAGAGTTTACTCTTCTATGCTTTAGCGAGAACTGTTGCCTACTGCACGGGGACCTCGGGTATTGTATCCGTCTATGGTGATGACATTATATGTCCATCTGCGATGTATGACGATCTACTATGGGTTCTGGATTACTTCGGCTTCAAAGCTAACGCTGAGAAGTCGTTTGGTTCAGGTCCTTTTAGAGAGTCATGCGGAGGTCACTATTACGATGGGTACGATATAACTCCTTTCTATGTGCGTCGCCCAATTGCCACTCTGTCGGACGTAATCCATACGGCCAACAGTTTGCGCGCTTGGGCAGGACGAGGCACAACCTTTTCCATCCTTGACCCTGAGGTTGAGGAAATATGGTTTTGGTTGAAAAGCTTCATCCCTGCATATCTTTGGGGTGGCAGTGATACCTCTGATAAAAGTCGTCTCGTTTCTCCGGACATAACCTCGCACCGACTGGTGGAGGAGTCTGAACGGAAGACGAACGGCCTTGGAGGATACCTGCTGTGGCTTAATGCCACAACTGGACGAACTAGCCCTGGTGATGGGGTGCAAACCTCGTCACGTTCGATTACCTATGGACGGTATCGATTAAGGCCGGTTCGAGAACCAACGGTAACTCAGTTGCCTCAGGTCTTCTTTAAGGAGATCTGATGCGCCGAGTATGCCGGGCCGTGAGGCCCGCGCTAAATCCTCACATCGAGGTGGG